CTGTGTTTAAGTTTGGGGTAGAGCCGGTGAGCTGACCTTTAACGTAGTTAACGTTTATAGACGGAAAATTATATAGCCCTTCTTTATCTACCACAGGAACTTCGTTCCAATATATAGACTGAAGAAATCCCAGTTCGGGAGTTGGAGTACCTCCGCCAACTCCTGTTGCTGTATAAGGAGTGAATTTAGCTGTTTTGTATCCAGTTATATTAGTGTTTTTAGTATAACTTTGTTCACCGCTTACAAGTCCTTCAATAGGGCCTTCAGATATTAAATCTACCACTTCGGCGTATGAGCGAGAAGTGACATACTGCGAGGTTCCTTCTCCTACTGCCGCTGGTACCGCTTGATCTGCGTCTACTTTTACTGCAGCAATGTCTGTGACTGGCTCTCGCGTTTTTGTTTTTCTTTTGCTTTTTTTAAACAAGCCCAGCATCAGGGGCGCTCCATCAGGGGACGTAGGTGCTTCATAGCCAAAAACTACTAAATATAAAAGGTAGCCCCAAAAAAACTTTTCTGAGTGCGAAAACAATAAATCTAAAACTTTATCAATCATTTTATTCATCTCCGTTCCATTTTGATATATCCACACTTGAATCAGGAATATTATACATCAATGTGTTGGATTGGTTGCCCCACTGTGGTCCCGGTTTAACGTCTGCGTCTATGTTAACTGTGTCAGCTGCAGATTGTATTACTTGACTTCCCACTAATAATCTTCCGTATCCTACAAATACAGGGCCACCTTCTCTAATAGTATTTTCAGGGCCATTAAATAAATAGGATTTTGCCCCACCCTGTTCTATTTCTCGAAAATCTCCAAATTTTGGCATGGGAGTGAGTAGGTTAGTAATACCAGCAGCAACAAGTCCAACACCGCCCATAAACACTGCTTGAGCCATCATATTACCCCCTTGCATTAATGCGCCAAATCCTCCTGCCATACCGATTCCAGTTGCAATTAGAGCTATTCCTATTACAATTGGTAAGATTTCATCAGCCCCCTCTATTACCGGCACAATATCTATGGTCTTGAGGTCGCTTTTGTTCATTACTAGTTCAGAAGAAGCTATTCCTTCCAAGCTATTAATATCTTTATCTGTATCATAAAGAAGGTCACGTTGATTAATCAGAACTCTATACTTTATGTTTTTTTGATCATTTCTTATTAAACTTTGGTAAAGTTTTTTAGAGTTTGCTTGAATCCCACTAATAGCTTCTCCAACACTGTTGACAGCTAACTTCCATTCAGACTGACCTAACTGCTCAGCTAAGACTCCATGAATTTTTATTTTTGTTAAATTTGACATGCTCTGTAGACTTTTGATATTTTTGCTACCCTACTATTGGAAAGTTTTTCAATGATAACGTTTTTATTTCTAGGTCTATGAATAATGTTGTTATTTTTTAAATAGATAGCCGCGTGATTTATTTGCTTACCTTCAACCATTTTAAACAACAAAATATCATTTTCTTTCAAGTTTGACTTGTTATCAATCTCGTAAACATTTTTATTTAAATTAATTATCTTGTTTGCCAAGTCTGGCATTTCACTTTGCCATTCAGAATTTCTTTTTTTAGGGTGGTCTATTAAATCAATACCCAGTTCTTTGTAATAATCTATCACAAAATTATAACAATCTGAAACACCAAACTCAAAAGGTTTGTCATCTATGTAGGTTTTGTTTTTAAATGGATCATGTATTGAGAAGCAGTCTTTAGGTATACTGTATACAATAAAAGGTATAGAGTGGCCTGAACTATTTAATAGGTCGTGAGGGGAGAATTTTTCCGTCCCACATGGGTGCGAGTGATAAACGGCGATTATTTTGCCCTTTGTGGACGCTTTTACATAATCTTTTGGGCTTATAGAAAAATGAGAATTAGGATTAGTAGAAAAGTTTAAGCATTCATAAACCTGAACTCTTTCCTCATTACTCAATATAAATCCACAGCACTCTTTTGGATTTTCTTTAAGAGCGTGTTTTTTTATTTGGTCTTTTATGTTATCTAGTAACTGCATTATCCTCCTCGCGATACTTTTTTAGCTGCAGGAAAACCGCCAAAAGGCAATTGACCGACAGGAATTTCACAGGTGCCTCTTCCAGACTTGTTTCTCCAAGCTTTTGCTCCCCATCTAAGCTTGCACCCGGTAATTGATTTTGAACATTCGTCAGCTACCCAAAAGTCTTTGTTGGGGGGCGACACTGGTTTTTCGCCAGCTGCTCCAGTATTCTGCTTACAAACAAAATAGTATTTAACTTTTGTTGTTGTGTCTTCTATGTATACATAGTTGCCCACCATGTACTTATGAGTTATATCATTGGAGAGATTCTCTACCGTAACTGGAACATCGCTAAATAGACCTCTGTCTTGAAACTTATACTGATCTGAAGTTAGGTCACCTATACTTTCAGAGACTATATCAGCGTCAGAGTCGGTAGCTACTGGACGAGCTTTCTCTAGCATTCCAGACTTTGTTGGGTTTCCGTCTTGTTTTAAGGTGGGAACTCCAGCCCTATTAAGCAGGGGAATTTTTACCCCATCATAATTTGGGAACGTTCCCGGGTACCCCTCTTTTTCATCTTCATATGGGTGTTGGTACCAACAGCCTAAACCTCTATATTGGAAGCTACATTTATCAGCTAAAATTCTTCTTTTGGGTAGTTTTACTCCTTCTAGATCTAAAATTGAAGTAAGCTGGTAGGAAAGAGTAGTTTTGTTTTCATGTTGTTTCCTTTCTACAAAGTATATATCGCTAGGTAAGTAAGCGAAGGGGTCTGGCTCGAACCCTTGTGGAAGCATATTAGATTCTCTTCCTATTTTTGCTTCAGCTTTCGAACCAAAATTTATAGCATCTAAAAATTTGGCAAAAGTTCTCCTTCTTGTTACTTTAGCTCCAACAATATCTCCCATTTTTCTTATCTCAAATCTTAACAAAGCCATTTGATCAACGCTATTTTCAGATTGAGAAGTTAAAGATAAAATGGGTTGTGGGAGAGTCCCTTTAGTGGTTATTTCAAATCCCGAAGCTGTAATCGGAGCTGGGTAATATGTCTTACCTTGCCAGACTATATAAGAATTAAAAATTTTTAAATTGTTATGAAATCTTAAAATTCCCTCACTAACACCTTGATAATTAGATGATTTAATTTTTAAATTTTCAGCGTCAGTTTGTAAGTTTATATTTTTTTCGCGAGTTATTTTAGATAGATCAATTTCAAATAACGTGATGGGGGCTGAAGGGGTTAAGTTGAAAAGCTCAGCATTTAAAGCTCGGATTGAGTTTTTTGCTTGTCCTATAGTTGGGTCATCGTAATCAGGCATTTTAGTTGTTTATTTCTTGAAAACTCGCTTTTATTGAATGGTTTTCGCTAAAGTTAAAGTTAGAAGTAAAACTTAAGCAAATAAATCTTTTATTGTAATTGGTGGAGTCAGCATAAATATCTGGAATACACTCTGAGCTTAAACAAAAGCTTTCGGTACCTTTTCGAGTTTTTAGAAAGTGGATTATTGCTCGAGCCTCAGAATCATTCCTCATATCGAAGCTGACGTCTAATCTAATTAAATTATTGTAGAGACCGTCAGAAAATCTTTGGCTGTAACCGTTACCAAAGTTTATGGTATTCACCTTAGGTTGAAATGCTGCCGATAGATTGTAAGAAGGGGTCCAGATAAACTGGGGGACTTCCATTTTTTTTCCATTGTCATTCCCGTTGTTTATTCTCGTAATTCCTCCCCAAAAAGTGCTGTCTGTGAGAGCAGTGCCGTTTGGGACAGTTTTTTTTGCGTAGTAATATTTTATTTCAGTGGGGACATCTAAACCTGTCTCTTTAGTAGCCACGTAAACAATATCATTCTTTACCCACTGGACCGGCGGGGTTCCTTGATGCTCCGGAATATTGTATATGCTTTTTGTTGGCATTTTCCTTGTACCTTTATTATTATAATACACTGAAAAAAGAGTGTAAAATAAAGATAAGGTAATGTTAGGAAGAATTACAAGGGAGGCTGAAAGCCTCACAATCAATGGAAGTGGTATCCAAGGCATTCAGTCTGTAAGCGCGAATTATAATTCTAACGCTACAAGGGTTGAAAATCTGGGGATAAACCAGATACAGTACTATCCTCAAGGGCCTCAAGAGGCCATTTTGCAGGTAAATACCTTACTAACTCACACCGTGAGTCCTCAAGCCCCAGTTACTTCAGCTGAAATAATGTATAATTTCACCGGAGATGCCCCATTTAGTGGGGTTGTGGAGTATGGAGCGAAACAGTTTATGTTTACAAAAGGGTATATGGAAACCTATTCAGTGGCGTGTGGAATAGGTCAAATCCCTACTATTTCTACTAGTTCTTCAATTTATGGTCAATTTGGAACAGGTTCTCTTACAGTTCCTGTCGATAACTACCCAAGTCAGATAAACATACCAAGTTATAGCTCAATGGAGCTAAATTTAGACACCTTCAACACTAATAGGGTTTTAAGTTTTGACGTCAGCGTGGCTACTCCTCGTCTTCCGCTGTATGCTCTTGGTGATGATGAGCCTACTGGGGTTATTGCTGGTACTCCAGTTGAGGTGAATGCAAACTTTCAAATCGAAGTAGACGATTATGAAATAAAAAATATGCGCCTGATACCCGATGAGACAGTTTTCAAAAATACCTCAATAGTTTTGAAAAAAAATAATTCAGATATAGAATTAATGAGGTACTCTTTTGATAACATGCTTTTGACATCAGAGTCCTTCTCGGCGAGTAATAGTTCTAACGCGTCAGTGAATTTTAATTTAAGAACTTTCATTTTAAGGTAAAAATAGTGTAATATCAAAAAAGGTTATGGCAAGAGTATTTTACGATAAGGCTCCGGTTGAAATTCGAGTAGGTACCTACAGCGAAACGCTGATAGCGACTGATTGTAGTATTAATTTTAATAACTCACAAGCTCCTGTCTACGCTGTCGGTAAAAAACGCCCCATTGGACAGTTTCCCGCCGCTGCAAGAGCTGGAGATATATCATTTAACTTTTTAACATCCATAACCGGTACTTTTGATGCTATTGTAGGTGTCGCTACCGCTAAACAAGGAAATATTATTAATTATTTGGCGGATCATATTAAAAACTCAGCAGATTCAGAAGCCAGCGGAGTCACGGTTAAGTGCGCAGGAGTTAGCGGTATTGGTTTCTTAAACTCCTATAGTTTTAACACAGCTGCTAATAGTATTTCCTCCTCAAGTGCATCGTTCACACTTTTTGGCTCGGGAAGCAACCTTCCTGTCAGTGGTAGATTAAGCGGTGTTTCCGTTGGTGTCGGTATAGGAACTGACGCAAACCAAGATAACATTAGCACTGGAATTGCTCATGGAAGATATACCACAATGCCAACAACTTTAAATACTACGATTTATCAATCTGACGCGGCATTGGGAGAAAGATATGCCACAGGTACAATTTATAGCGCTGATTATTCAATAAGTTTTAACCATTCCCCAATCTATAAAATTGGTCAAGAGTTCCCAACTACAACTTTTTATAATAATGCTTCAGAGTCCATTAATGTTGCAGAAGACGTGTTCGACTCCGGTTTAAAATACGACGAGGATAATAAAAACTTTAGTATTGAATTAAGAGGACTAGATGTTAGTGAGCCCGGAATGTTTGTCCGGGTCACAAAAGCTAAACAAGTTAGCACTTCTGCAAGTGTCGGCTTAGATGACATTATTCGCACTCAGAAAAGTTTAACAGCCGCTTATTAATGTGTTTTATACTTCAAACAATGCCAAGCTCCAGATAAACGGAAACTATATTGTAGCTTCCAATGCTCAAATATCTTTAGAAGCAAACATCCAACCTAACTACAATTTAAAACAACGTCATACTCCAAATTTTGCCGCTAGTAACGGCGTAGGTGGAAAGCTTGACTTTAACTACTATCTTACTGGAGAAGACTATTTTAAAAAATTTATAACTGGTCAGGGAGAGTCTCAAAGGACAAGTCAAGTTATAAGCGGTAACTTTGGTGGTCTTAATTTTAAAAGCGGGTATCTAACAAGTTACTCTATAAACTTTACCCCTAATTCTCCAGCTGTAGCAAGCGCTAGCATAAACTTTTTTGACCAAATGAGTGGAGAATTTGAACCTACGGTTGAGCAATCTTTAGCTGCTGCTAACTCAAATGTATTGAATTTTAAAGATGCAACTTTCGGTCATTACATACCTATAACACAAACTGAGTTTTCTGGAACTGTTGAAGAGTTTGTAGAGGGCACTTACAACTACTCAGCAGAGGTAACTCCTGTTTACTTAATGAACGAAACGAAGCCTAGCGCTGTTAGTTTTGGTCCAAAAACAGTTAATATGAATTTTGAAACAGACAATCCTACCGGATATTTACCTGTCTCAGGCAATACGGCTAGGTTGTCCGTTGATTTAAAAGACTCAAACGGCACAACAGTTGAAAATTTTACCTGCTCAGGACTGCTTAAGGGTAGAAACCTATCTACAGCGGTTGGTGATTATATAAAACAAACAATAAATGTTACTCAGGCTGATAACTTTGATGTTAACGTGTATGTGGGGGGTATGCTTGACAGTTATGGTAACATAGGTTGTATAGGAATAGGAACGACTTAGTATGCCGATATTTAATCCAAAAAGAATTTTTGAATTAAGTGGCTCAAATACGAGCTTCGTTAAAAATGTGTTTTTTGGGGAAGCTAGGGTTGAGGATATTGTTTACAAATCAACAACTGGGTTATCGGGAGTAGTTCCGGCAGAAGCAGTTACAGATAATATTCTAATAGAAACTAATGAGGGTATTATAGATTTAGGGCCGCAAAATATTGTTTTAGATTCTCTTTCTCAAGTTTCCGTAAGCGGGTTAGATCCCAATAACGTAAGTGGGGAAGCTGGAAGTCTGGTCACAATATCAGGGGAAAATTTTTATTCAATAACTGACGTAAATTTTGGCACAGGAATAGGAAGAGCTTCTGAATTTAATGTTGTTTCTGATAAGATAATTGAAGCTATTGTTCCTACTGGAGCTGAGTACGATGAGGTGACAGTTTTTTCGTCAATAAGGACTGGCGCAGCTGGGGCTATTTCTTTTGCAAGTGGGGACAGTAATAATAAATTCGTACCAATTCCCACTGTTACGGGGATTAACTCTCAGAGAATAAGGGGATCCAAAAATTTTATCTTGGGAGGTTTTGGTGCAACCTCTGTAACAGGCGTAACCGTAAACAATATAAATTTTTCAACCGGGGCTGGACAGCCAGCGGCAGTAAACCATGTGGGTACAGGCGTACAATTTACGGTGCCTACGGGAGAGTATACAAAAGGCGCACCTACTTTATTACTTCAAAGTGGAGTGCAAAAAACTTTAGCGGCAGACTTTTCAATTTCCCCTGATATTTCTATAGCGGGAGTTACTCCGGGGGTTTTCTTGGGTAGTACAGCTACTATTAGTGGTTTAAATTTTCACTCTGGGTTGTTGTATACAGGTGAGTCTTCTACGGCTAATCCGACTGGATGCTTAGTCTCTATAGGGGGAGAAACAGGAAACTTTGAAATTATATCTAATGCAGGTGGATACAATAGACTTCAGGGTAATATTCCTAGTGGAATTCCAATAGCTATCTCAGGCGGTAATGTTGCAGCTGGGGCTGTTGGAGACATAAGGCATTTAGAAGTAACTGTATATTCAAAAGATTATCCTAATCAGTATGTCGCAACTGGTAGTTTTAGACCGGGTATTCAATCCCCTACAGTCAATTCGGTTTCTCCGCCTTCAGGAGTCGGAGGGACAGATGTTGTTATAGAGGGCACTAACCTCTATGGTATAACAGGCGTAGCTTTTAATGGGATAGGTAATGTGGGTGTCGGGACCCAGTTTACATTCAGTCAAGTTTCAGAAGTCGATCCGGGATTTAAAATAAAAACATCAGTCCCTATTCAAGCAAATATCGCTTCAACAGGAGGATTTTTGGGTTTAGATGTATCGGGGTTTTTTGGTAACGTTGGTATACAAGATGCGTTTTTTGTTTTTGGTAGCCCTGATGTAAATTCTGTTATCCCTTCTACTGATATTACTCCGGGTTCTACAGGTTCCGTTTATGGAAGTGGTCTTTATTCCGGTTCGGAAGTATTGCTTTATGGAGGTGCTGGAACTGTAGCTTCTTCTAATTTTAGACAAAATCTTTTAGTTACTGGATATGCAAATGATAATCAGATTAATTTTGTTTATCCAAACAGTTTTGATACTGGAGAAAATTATAAAATTAGAGTTAGAAATCAAAAAAGTTCTCAAGCATTATTTTCCATTACTGGGGTAAGAAAACCACTCATTAGCGGGGTTTCGGTTTCGGGTGCTTTCCCGGCGGCTTTAAGTGGCGAGGAAGGGGGGCCAGTAACTATATCTGGATTTTTTGAAAAAATATTAGATAGTGGGATTAAAATCGGAGATAGAGTAGTGGAGACCTATGCTCTGGACAATAGGGCTGATTATACGTATCCAAATGTTACTATAGCTACGGGGATAAGATTTAACATTCCTAATAACGTTACTAGTGATTTTATTTCAGTTCAGACAAGTGGTGGATTCGCAGAGTTTGGAGAAATATTAAACGTGTCCAAAGCGGCACCTTTGGCACAGGGGTTTTATACGGGTTATGGGATTACTACGCCCAGCTTTTATAATTCTAGCGAGCAGGCTTTTAGAGAATTGGAAAATGTTACGATAACTGGGGAGAGGTTAAATTTAGTTACTGGTATATCTTTTTCCGGTTTGGGCAACGAGTCTTTTGATTATAGCGACTTTATAGAAAAAACTCCCTCCACATTATCTTTTAAAATTCCTACTGGGATTAGGCCTGAAAGTGGTAACTTTATATTAAAAGATTTTAAAGGAAGGCAAGCTGATTCGCCATTTTCTTTAAATTTGGTAAATATTTCCGGGGCTAGCTCAGATACTGCCCTACCGGGAGAGTCAATAAATATTAGTGGTAAAAATGTAACTGGTTTAGATTTTGTTTTTCCCGACTTAACGGGAGGAACTGTTGTTGTGCAGGGTGTGGATGCTACTTCTGGAGCTTTTGACGTTGTGTCCGTAAGAATTCCTAGCGGGGTAGTTCCCGGGGAATTGAGTTTAACTGGTAGAAGAAATGACAATGCAGCAAACATCCTTTCATTTATCCCAACCCCTCTAGTTACTGGGGTGGTTGGGTTTGGTACTACAAATTCTGTAGCTACTGGCAATGAGATTACTGTTACTGGCGTAAACTTTAACGGAACTGCGTCTGGAGATACTTTTTCTCAGTACGTTGGTATAAGTGGTACTGGTAACGCTAATTCTCAAGAAGAGGCTCACTTCTATCCGGTGTCTGGATTCTCTACAGGGGTTGGTATCGGAACTGAAACAAACTTACTCTATAGCTCGCTTACATTTTCTCTCGATAATAGTTATATAGGCACAGGAAGGTTTTTTATTGTTTCTGAGCCATATACTTCGGAAACATTTAACACCGGCATTGCCGCCTACACTGGGTATAGTGCAGCTATTTCACAACCTTATTTTTCTCAAGAATTTATTATTGAGGGCACTAGAGTTAACGTTACTGGATACGGGCCTAGCAGAGGGGTAACTGGTGCCAATATTGAATTTACAGGTTTTGGTCTAAATGAAGTAACGGGGACTTTTTTACAGCCTACAAGTGGTGAGATAGTCGAAGCTGATTTCACCGTAAACTCGGCCAATAAGATAACGCTAAATATTCCAAGAGAAGCGGTGGATATTAGGGGTACTGCCGACGTTTTGTTTTCCGGAGGTACCAATCAAGTAGTTGGGCCTTTGGAAGTGATACTAGACGCTTCTGTGGTTGAGTATAACATAGTTGAACAAGATGACACCCCTTCAAGTTCGACAAGAGTAGGAAACTTTACTCAAAAAGAAACTGTTAACGGAACTGTGTTTTTAGTTACTAGAACTAGGTTCCCAGATGGAACTACAGCTATAGTTAGCAGCACTCCGCAGTAGGTTTATAATCACAATTAAAAGCTATTGATATCCTAAGACTTTCTTGAGGGTTGGGGTCAACGTAGTGCATTAACCAAGATGGAAATATTAAAATCTTACCCTCTTGAACTGGGTAAGTGAACAAACTGCTATCGTATTTATTACTTACGTTGAATGCGTTGGAGTTTTTAGGTGCCAATGGGTCAGGGGCGTAGATCCTATGTTGAGGTCGAGGGTCTAGGAAGTGAATATTACCTGAATTTTCGGGAAACTGCACATAGTAGCAACCAGAGTAATGTCTCCCCGGGTGAATGTGAGGTGGATTAAAATCCCCTTTAGTATTTATATTGAGCCATTGATCAAATGTGGTCCATTCCCCTTTTTCCCAACTGTGCTCTGAGGACACGTCTTTTAACAATTTTTTGACTTGTGTCTCAAAAAAAGTTGTCAAATTTAAATCTTTGTCATACCAGTATTCTTCCCCTCCGTAGCTTGTAGCTGATGGAGCGGGGCCGTTATTTTTTTGTTGCAGGTCTTTTAATTCTTTAAGGTACTCTCTATATTGACTACTGTTTTGCAAGTTTTCAAAAATTTGCTTTTTAATTTGATTATGGTAAGGGAAATCAAATTCCCATACATCAGTGACAAATAAATCATGCTTCATAAATCTGCTTCCCCTATGTCGATAAAATACAAAAGTTGGTAAATTCTGTTTGGGTTTTCGTCAAGCTTAAATACATCCATGGGGCTATCCATGTTTAAATCAGGGTTTGGTTTATTAAGCCAATCTGCGACATAATCGTGATCCATAACCACACAACATTCATTGACTAGATTCGTGAACTCTATAAGCCTTTTTTTGGGAATTGTCACTTATCTCTTTTTCTTTCGTCGTATTGCCTACGTCTCTCATTAGAGTCAACTTTTCTATCTAACTTATCTTGACCGCTCTGAAGCCTTTCTAATCTTTGAAGAATATATTCTCTTTTTTCTTCATCGTCTATCCTGTCTATATACTCCAACCCTTTTTGGATTACTCTTGGGTCTATTTTTGGTCGTCTAGAGGGGACAGTAACTACGCTTGCTTTAGGGGTTCGCGGCGTTGCTTTAACGGATTTATCTTTACCATCTTTCTTTTTTATAATTGTAGGTTTGGTATTGAGAGTGGGTAATGTAATTGTAGAGGGTAGCTTGTGGGTGTCAAAAGAGAGCAGCTCTGTTACCCCGTTATTATCCACTTCTACTAATCCTCTTTCTACGCTTAAAAGGGTTATCCCGCTGTCAGTTCTCCTTTTGGATGACAGGATTAAAAATCTTTTTGGAATGTCTTTAGAAAACATATAAACGTTAGTGACCCCTCCCCTAGCTGTGATACCTGTAAGGTTGAGTCTAATAGGTGGTCGCTCTAGTAACTTTGGAAGCTCAACTTTTGCTGGTACCTCTTTAAGGAGAGTAAAGGCGTTTCGCTTGGGAATTGTATCGTAAGGATTTTCTTGCGCTAATATAGAGCCAGCAAACAATAGTGGTATTAGTTTTTTCATATAGTATTATTACAGTAATTATTTCCTTTTTTTACTCATTTTCAATTTCTTTAATATACTTATTTAAATCGCAGCATTCTTTTAATAGGTTTATTGCTGTAGCTCTCCAAAATTTACCCACATCTCTCAAAGCTTCATTTTGATCCCTTAGTTCTTCTAGGTATTTTTGAGCTTTGTCTATGTGAGGGCAAGTGTTGTCGGGTACAGGGGGGCAGTCTTCTTTTAACTCTTTATACCCTTTAGTTGGTATCATAATTATTCTAATATAGTGAGTTCGTAGTCCCAAGCTGCCATCGTTATTCCTATTCTGGGTAATTCGGCTGTTGCTCCATCTTTGATTTTTGTTATGAGGTGGGGTCTTTTAGGATCAAAAACTACTAACCTGTTGTATTTAAATGGAATTGTAAGCCAATCTTGGTTCGGCTTTTCTTCTTGTTCGCCTTCCTTGTATAACTTTAACTCCACCTCTTCAGATGTTTTTATTTCATGACTGTTATGCTTTAGGTTCAGTCTAAGGGAGCCTCCTGTTAACTCGTTTTTAGGCCCTACGTATAAAACAGAAGTATACATTGGGTGAACTGTTTTTCCGCTAATCTGTTCCGTAAACTCGTCAACATCACAATGCAGGTCTAAAATATTATCTGGGTCCATGAGGTTGTTCCAAACCTCGAAGCCTGCAATTTTTTCTTGGCTAAATTTTAATTTTTCAATCCAAGTCTGATGTATAATTTTATAAAGATAATTTTTTTGAGGATCTACCTCACGCTTTTTAACAAAAAAAGGGTCAAAATCTTTTTTATTTATAGAAGAGTAAGCTTCATCTATAAGCGAAGGCTCTAAAAAGTCATCAAGGACTAAACAAAAATTTTCTAATGTCATTGTTTTTTCTGTTTTTCTTGCCACCTATTGTGAGCTTCCAAAACTATCCTACTGGCTTTTTTACCATTTTTCCATTCACCAACTTTTACGGAGCTAGTTCTGTCTATTTTATAAATTCTAAAAAACTGCTTATAAATTTTAAGGTGTTCTTCTTCTATGCAATTAAGTCGTGGATAACGGCTTTTGGGAGACCAGTGAGGAACAGCTATTACCTTGTAATCTATTTCGTCATTATCCACGAAATCCAGAACACCCAAAACCCTGCATCGGACTAAACTTCCTCTGTCTATAGGGTCGTGATTAAAGATCAGAACATCTAGTGGATCATTATCTAAAGCAAAAGTTTGAGTTATGAAGCCGTAATTAACTGGATATTGTAAAGACGAAACAAGACATCGTTCTAATTCAAATATATTATACTGTTCGTTGTACTCGTATTTAGTATTTGTACCTTTAGGTATCTCAACAATACAGCTTACATGGTCAAAACCATCTTTTGTGATTGGAATATCATTTACTAGATTTCTTTTCGTCATTAGTGTAATATTATTTTATGAATCTCTTGGTTCATGCCCCGCTATCAGAGCCGCCGACGGAAGCTCTTCCTTTCAGGTATGTGTTGTCTTCCTGTAAGATTGATTGTGGCATGGAAGTCCTACTAGAATGTGAAGAAGGATCAAAAGATTTATATTGGGATTTTTTAAAACGTAGGGGGATGTTTGACTTTATATCTGATATAGTCAACCCTTTAGAGGAAAAAGGGCTACGTCTTGATACAAAAGTCCGAAACCAGCAGAGGACTGTAGTGACTAAATACATTCGAATAGAGAATCAGGTTATAATACTTGATCTCGTCAAAAAAAGATACTTTAGCTGGTAGCTTGCTCGACCATATTGTCGTGTTTAAGCATTTTGGCTTCTAGCACTTTTACTCTTTCGCCAGCTTCCACCGCTTTTGAAGCCGCATCCTGAGCCATCTGGTCAATTTCTAGAGCCTCATTTTGAGCTTCCTGAGCCGCTTTCCTAGCGTCCTCAGCCGCGTCTTGAGTTGCCGCTGCACATCTGCGGGCTGAATCCAACATTAGTCTTAAATAACCACTTGCCATGGTTATATTATATTAAGTTGGGATAGTTTTTACAATTTTATCATTAACCCTAGCTAGTCCTTCAGGGGTTTCGCCGTTTTTTATAGTTAATTTTACTTTTGCTAAGGTTTTTTTAGGATCCTTACGGCCAATCATAGCAATCATACGTCGTTTTTTATGATTATCTTCGTTCTCAAACTGACCTAAATCCACATCAAACTCCATTTCAAGAGAATCAATTTTAAGATGATTGTGTCCAGCAAGGGTCATGAGAGGTATTTCTACTTCTTGCTCTCCTTCGCTAGTAGGAAGCATCATTTTTTTTGTAATTGGCCGACCATACTCATCAAAATATGTCCCTATAACTCGCTTTAAATGCTCAGTTTCTACATACCGCTGAGCATAAACTACAGAGTTATAAAGACACTGGATCAGGTGATCAAACGTTTTTAACGCAGGAGCACCTTTAAATGATCCAGATTTTGAATAAGGCAATTTATCGTCAGACATTAATTACTAGGTGGAGTGTTTTTGCCTCCACCAGCAGGAACAGGTTGAATAGCTGCTCCGAGAATGTCAAGGACTTTCATTAAGCCTTCGGGAGCTCCGTCATCACGGGCTTCTACGTGAACTGTATATTTTGCGGAGTTATCAGTTTTACGAATATTTTCGCTTTTTGTAGATACAGAAGCTTTAAGATCTACTTTCACAGGAGACCACCAGTTGTCATATTTAACGCTAAGATCAGTTTTAGTATTAACTGAGCTAGTGTCTTGAGTGCTAGATTTGACTTCCATATCGAAATCTACGGTGGCTTTTTTAACGCCTAAGTTAGGAGTTTGGATAATGGAAAGAAGAGGTACTTTAAGCTTACGGTTTTCAATTTTTGTAGTAATAGCTCCTTTGTCATCTTTAGATTCAATAGGGGCATCATAATCAAACTCTACAGTACGAGCGCTAAGATTACCGTTACCATCGTCTTCGAGCCCGATATCTTTTATAAAATTTTCCGTTGTGTGAGCTAATTGCCCTTGAGCTTTTGCCGCTCCAAGCAACGGTTCCGCGATGAGTGTCCCAATTGGGAGGCCTTTGAATTGATCTGCTATGCTAGCCATATATATTGTTACACAATATTATTGGCCAGCTTTGAATTTTTGAAAAATATTTTTTAAATCCTTTAAGAAAGCATTAGCCATCTCTACTTTTACAGCATCCGTATCTTCCATAATTGCAGTCTCTTTAAGTAAAGTCTCATACTTTTCTTTTACTTTTATAATTGCAGC